CGAAGCGCAGGCTTGCGGAACAAGAATCATCACATCGAACTTCGCAGCAAGCGCGGATCTAGCTTCGCCGGATAGCTGGAAGGTTGGCGGGCAGCCGTTCTGGGATGAAAAGCAAGCGGCGTTCTTCATGATTCCGCAGGTGTCAGCGATTGTCGAAGCACTCAATCAGGCTTACGAGCAGCGCACGGATTGGCGCAGCAAGTCGCAAGAAGCAATCGACTTTGCCGCGCAGTTTGACGCAGACAAGGTGTTCAATGAAGGCTGGCTGCCGTTCTTGCAGGATGTCTTCAAGTGATCCCTGTTCTCGGCGTTCCAGTTCTAAAGAATCACGCACGGCTTCAGCGAGCGCTTGATCGCATTGACTATCCCGTTGAGCGGCTAGTTATTCTCGACCAATCTGGCATCGAGAACTGGCGACCAGAGAAGCCAGCGATGGTGCAGAGCATGACGGTTCTAAACTTCCCACATGCGATGGGTGTTGCACCTAGCTGGAACATCATCATCAAGGCAACGCCGTTTGCGCCGTGGTGGCTATTCATCAATGACGATGTAGTGCCACAGGCAGGCTCGTTCAAGATTCTCGCCGAAGCTGCGCGCAACGATGCTGTCGTGATTCCATCGGTTGCCAGGTTTAGCTTCTTCACAATCGGCGATGAAGTCATCAAACGCGTCGGGCTGTTCGATGAGCAGTTCTTCCCGATGTATTACGAAGACACCGAGTATCTATTCCGCATGCAGGCTTACAACATGGAAGTCGTGGAGATTCAGTGTCCAGTGCATCACGACACATCAAGCACGATTCACGCTGACGGATACGCCGAGAAGAATAGCCAAACATTTCCAAAGCTCTATGAATATCTGCAGCGCAAAGTCGGCCGTCAAGACTTCAGCGAAGGGCGATGGACTCTGGAAACCCGCCGCGCTAATAGCTGGGACTAATGACAGTCTTCGTCTTAGGCGCGACTGGCATGTTAGGCCACGCCGTGATGCGAGAGTTCCCAGATGCAGAGCGACCGCAGATTGACGCACGCAAGCCAACAGCATTCGGCGCAGGTGCAGGCGATTACATCATCAACTGCATTGGGCTAATCCCGCAAAAGAAGCCGTCATCGGTTGACATGATCGCCGTCAATTCGCTATTCCCGCATTGGCTAGTCGGACACTCGAAGGCGCGCGTGATTCAGATTGGAACTGATTGCGTGTTCAGCGGCAGGCACGGCAGATACACCGAGCGGCATCCGCATTCGCCGACTGACACTTACGGGCAGACTAAATCAATGGGCGAGCCTGACGGCGCGATGATTCTGCGGACTTCGATTGTCGGCTGGCATCCGCTCGACCGTGCTTCACTTGCCGGCTGGATTCGGCATCAGCCAGAGAACGCAACGATTGACGGCTGGGCTAATCACGCCTGGAACGGCATCACAACCGACGCATTCGCTCGAATCGCTAAGGCAATCATCGAGCAGGGCTTATTCGGCTACGGAGTGCAACACATTGTTCCTGCTGATGTCGTCAGCAAGAATTGGTTAGTTAGGTCATTAGCCGAACGGATGGGCAGGCGCGACATTCAGATTCAGCCACGAATTGAAATGCCTTCAATGAATCGCACGCTTGCAACGATATATCCTGAGAACAATTTGGATCTATGGGAAGCGGCGGGCTATTACGAGCCGCCGAAACTCAGCAGGCTAATTCGGGAGATGCAATGTATCTAATCACCGGCGGCACTGGCTCATTCGGACAGACGATGCTTTGGGAACTTTTAAAGCAAAAACAGCATGTTCGAGTGTTCTCAAGAGATGAAGCGAAGCAGGAAGCCCTCAGACGCGCTGTAGCGTCACGGGATGTCGAATGGATAGTTGGGGACACAAGAGACGAGAAAGCCGTTCTACGGGCATTCTACGGGGTCGATTTTGCTTTTCATGCTGCTGCTTTGAAGCAAGTCCCATCTTGCGAGCTAAATCCGCTCGAAGCCGTCAAGACAAACATCCTCGGCAGCGAGAATGTGATTCGAGCCGCGCAAGAACAAAACATTCAAGCGCTAGTTGTTCTCTCGACAGATAAAGCCGTCTATCCAATCAACGCCATGGGAATCTCCAAGGCGATGATGGAACGGCTCGCAATCGCAGCCGGGCGAGATGCAGGCCCGCGCATTATGGTTACGCGCTATGGAAATGTCATGATGTCCCGCGGCTCAGTGATTCCGCTATTTATCGAGCAGATGAAGCTATTTCGCAAGGTGACGCTGACGAGTCCGGATATGACGCGCTTCATGATGTCGCTGCAAGAATCCGTCGACCTAGTTCTGCACGCATTCAAGCACGGCGAATCAGGCGACCTATTCGTCAAGCAAGCGCCATCGGCGACGATTGAAACGCTAGTCCAGGCGCTAGAGATTCTGCTGGGATTCGAAGTCGAGCGCGAAGTTATCGGATCTAGGCACGGCGAGAAGATGCATGAATCGCTGCTCACTGCGGAAGAACTCAGCCGCGCAGAGAACGCTGACGGCTTTTATCGAGTGCCGCTAGATAATCGCGGGCTGAATTATCAGAGCGAACACGGCGGCAAGATTCTGGCGCAGGGATACACTTCGGCAGATGCGCTGCTGTATCCTGAACAGCTGGCTGAAATGCTTGCAAGAGTGCCTGAGATTCAAAAGGCATTGGGGCTGGAAGGTTTCGACGGAAGCTAAAACCGCATGCGGAAGTGACCGGACTGGGGTTCAATTCCCCACAGCTCCACGGCGCTAGACTTGAAGCATGGCCATCACTAACGGATACGCTACGCTCGCACAGGTCAAGTCTGCGCTGCGAATCACCGACGCAATCGACGACCAAATCATCGAACTGGCCATCGAAGCCGCATCTCGGCAGATTGATTCACATACAGAGCGAGTGTTCTACTCAACCGCTGCAACGCGCTACTATGCGCCGCGCGACTGGCAGATTTGCGAAACTGACGACATCATTAGCATCACAACGCTGAAGACTTCCAGCAATGTTGACGGCGTGTATGACACGACTTGGGCAACGACTGAATATCAGCTTGAACCGTTGAACGGAATCACTGGCGGCATCGTCACGCCTTACACGCAGATTCGCGCTATTGACGACCTAACATTCCCCACGAACTACGGCGAAGCGACCGTGCAGATTGTCGGCACATTCGGATTCTCTGCTGTGCCGGTCGAAGTCAAGCAGGCTTGCGTATTGCTCTCAAGCCGTATCTTCAAGCGCAACGATTCCCCGCTCGGCGTGGCAGGCTTCGGCGACTTAGGCGCAATCATGGTTCGTTCCGTCGATCCGGACATTGCCGCAATGCTGGCGGCTTGGAAGAAGATTCGCTTCGCATGAGCATCGGCGCTATTCGCGACGGCTTAGCAACGAACTTGCGAACCGTGCCAGGACTTCGTAGCGTTCCAGAATTGCCGGACAATCCGAACCCGCCGATTGCGCTAATCTCGCTGTCGCAGATTGAATACGACCGTGCATTCCAGAAGGGCCTTGTCGAATATCAGTTCATCGTCACGGCAATCGTTGGCAGGGCAGCAGAACGCGAAGCGCAGCGCAAGCTCGACGCTTACGCGCTTGACTCAGGGGAGCAGTCAATCAAGGCAGCCATCGAGTCAGACAAGACACTCGGCGGCGCTGCGTTCGATTGCAGGGTCGAGCGAATGACGAACATTAGTTCGATACAATTAGGTGATGCAACTTATCTAGTCGCGGAGTTCTTCGTGACTGTATTAGCAAGCTAGGAGATAAACAATGGCAAAGTTCGTAGCAACGGACTACAACATCACATTCGGGACTGCGGACTGGTCGTCTTCTATTGCTGCAGTAACGCTGGACATCACGGCTGAAACTGCTGACACCACAGCATTCGGCAGCACTTACCGCAGCTTCATCAGCGGACTGAAGGTTGCTTCGCTGACTGTCGACTTCCACCAGGACTTCGCAGCCGGCGCAGTTGACGCAACCTTCTTCCCACTGCTGGGCTCGGCAATCGCGTTCCAAATCAAGCCAACTTCCGGAAGCGTAACTGCGACCAATCCCGCTTACTCTGGCACGGCAATCGTTTCGCAATACACGCCGTTTGCCAACTCGGTCGGAGATCTGGCAACGCAATCGCTCGCGTGGACGGTGAGTGGTCCAGTCACTAGATCAACGAGCGTTTAGCTGAAACTTGCTCTAAGCTAGTGGCATGAATCAAGAACTTGATGTCACATTCTTAGACGGAACAAAGCGCACAGCGCGAGCAATCGCAGCTGACTTTGTTGCATTCGAAGCGAAGTTCGACCTGAGCATCGCACGGCTTGAACGAGAAATCCGACTCACTCACTTGCTGTTCCTAGCATGGCACGCTGAGAAACGAGCCGGACAGACTCAGCTTGAGTTCGAGCCTTGGACTGAAACTGTCGACAGCGTGGAGCTTGCCGCGGGAAAAAAATAAAAGGGCTAGGCGATAGCTCGGCGCACTGGCTTATCGCCACAATAGCCTGCGAAACGGGAATCAGTCCAAACGAGCTACTCAGCCTAGAACCGCGCATGCTCTGGACACTTGAGCGCTATCTGATAGCAAAGGCGCAGCGGATGGCGAGGCGCTAGGGCTTCGGTAGACTTGAAGTCGAACGGAGTCCCGATGTTTCAACCACTAAAGCTAGACGGCGATGATGTGCGCCGCACGCTTCAGATGCTCAAAAACATCGATCCAGATTCCGTCAAGATTCTTCGCAAAGAACTCCGCAGCGCACTAAAGCCGCTGGCACAAGATATCGCAAACGAAGTGCCAACTAATGCGCCATTGAGCGGCTTTCAGCATGGCGGGCCGACGGCTTGGTCGCCAGTTCGACCGGGAGTCAGCTTTCGACCAGGCAAGCGGCGCAAAGGCGGCCCATGGACTCCGCTCGTCGCTCTGGAAGTCGGCACGAAGCCGCAACAGTTTCGCGGAGTGTATATTGCCGAGCTTGCTGGATCTCGCACGAATGGCGTGACAGAGCAGGGCAAGAATCTAGTTCGGCAGTTGAATCAGCAGCGCTCGATGAAGGGTCGTGGCGGGCGCTACATTTACGCTGGATTTAGACTGCAACGCTCTGACGCACAAAACATCGCCGAGCGCATTCTCAAAAGATTCTGGGAACGAGTAGACAGGAAGTTGCGCTAATGGCTATTGGCTTACCCATTGTCAGCAAGTTTGACGATAAGGGCATCAAGCAAGCTGGGAAGGCAATCGGCGACTTTGGCAGCGGACTTAAGAAAATTGCTGGGCTGCTTGCTGCTGCATTCGCTGTCGACAAGATAGTCGACTTCGCCAAAGAAGCGGTGATTGCTGCTGAAGGCGTGCAACAGGCCAACAACCGACTCGGCGCAATCAATGAGTCGATGAATCTATTCGGCGAGAACACTGGCGCTGTCACTCAGCGAATGATTGACTTCGCTGAATCTCAAGAGATGCTGCTTGGAACTGACGCAGAGATTATTAAACAGACTCAGGCAAAGCTGCTGACATTCAAGAATCTAGCCGCTAGCGCAGACGACACCGGCGGCGCATTCGACCGCGCGACAGTTGCCGCAATTGACCTAGCCGAAGCCGGATTCGGCGAAGCGACATCGAACGCAACCCAGCTAGGTAAGGCGCTGCAAGATCCCATCAAGGGAATCTCCGCACTTAGTCGCGTTGGCGTGACATTTACTGACGACCAAAAGAAACTTATCACTCAGCTTGTCAATTCCAACGACATGCTCGGCGCACAGGAAATCATCCTTGGGGCAATCGAAGAACAAGTCGGCGGCACGGCTGAAGCTACGGCAACGGCTTCCGAAAAGATGGACTTGGCGTTCGGCAATTTGCAAGAGCAAGTCGGAGAAGCGCTGCTGCCAGTGTTCGAAGATTTGGTCGAGGTGCTGATTCCGCTGGCTGAAAAGATTGGGCCGCAGTTGGCGCAATTCTTTGAGGACATGTCGCCGTATCTTCAGGATGCTGTCGAGTGGTTCGGGCAAATGGCTGAAGGTAGTTTGCCGCTTGTTTCGGGATTCTTTGAGGATTTGAAGACAGCTATCGATGGCATAGGCGAACTGCTTGCGCCGTTGTTTGAAGAAGGCGGCGCGTTCCCAGCGATGGGAGAAATCTTTGGCGAGATGGAAGAACCGCTCGGCGCAGTCGTTGACTTCTTGACCACACTGGCCGAAACAGTCTTGACGCAAATCAACGACATCATTTCAAGCGAAGAGTTCAAAGAAGCGATGATTGCGCTGGGTGGCGGATTCGAGGAAGTCGCAAAGCAGCTGGACATCTTGCTGAAGCAAGAGATTACGCAATGGCTGCTTGACATGACCGGGCCAGCTGTCATTGCAGGGCTTGACTTCTTGAATTGGCAGATGGAGCGCTTGGCAATAGCGCTTGAAGCTGTGAACTATATGATGGCAACGCTCTCAGGCAATCAACCAGATATGAGCTTCTTAGAGAAGTTTGAGAAATTCTCTCGATTTGTCGGCGGCCCATCATTTACGCCTGAGCAGTATGAGCAACTCCGACAACAAGGCTTTGCGGAAGGCGGCATCGTGCTTCCACGCGCAGGCGGAGTCAATGCCATCATCGGTGAGCGCGGAGAAGCCGAAGCCGTCTTGCCATTGAGCAAGTTGCCGCAGCTAATGGGCGAGATGTCCGGCGGCGCAAAATACGAAATTATCATCAACGCTGGAGTCGGCAGCGATCCCGTCGCAATCGGCCGCTATGTCACGGACGCAATCAAGCGCTACGAATCAGTCAGCGGGCGGGTGTTTGCTAGAGCATGACACTCAAGGTCGAACTAGGCTTCACAGGCGCAGGCAGCAACCCGCCGTTCTTCACCCTGGATGATGCGACTAAAGGCGTGCTAGATAGTCCGACTTATGTTCTCGGCGGCGGCGAAGGCTTAGTCAATGTCAGCGAATATGTGCGCGATGTCAGCATCACACGCGGCAAGAGTCGCGAGCTTGACCGCTACGAAGCAGGGCAGGCTTCTGTGCAGTTCAACAACTCAACGCGGGCATTCGATCCGACTTATGTCGCAGGGCCGTTCTACGGGCAGATTGTGCCGAAGCGCCGACTCAGAATCTCTATGGACAACATCGTTCAGTTTGACGGCTTAGTCGATGACTGGAATCTCGACTTCGATGCTGGCGGCTTCAGCGTGGCATCTTGCAATGCCTTCGACGGCTTCAGCGCAATTGCGAATCAAGAACTGGCCGCGTTCTCCCCGTCGCAAGAAGTCACCGGCACGCGACTAAACGGCGTGCTAGACAATATCGGCTGGCCAGCAGACAAGCGCGACATCAACGCGGGCTATTCCGAGCTGGCTGCGGAAGTTGTCGAAGACGGCACGAACGCGCTCGACTATATGCAGCTAATCGCCGTCAGCGAGCCAGGCGATGTCTTCTTGAATAAGAACGGCTACATCGCTTTTCGTGACCGACTAACAACTCCGACAAGCGAATCAGTCGTGCTATCGGATCTCGGCGACGGCATCGGCTATCAAGGCGTGCGGGTTGTCTACGGCTCGGAGCTTCTCTATAACTTCATCACGGCAACGAACGCGGCGGGCGAATACTCGACAAGCGATGCGCTGTCAATTGCGCTCTACGGGCAGCGGGATTTGACGCAGGAAACTCTGCTTGCGAACGAAGCCGACTTGATTCAGCTTGCGAATTATCTGCTTATCAAATACAGCGAGCCAGAGCTGCGCTTCGAGTCTGTCGTTGTCGATCTCCGCACGGTCACAGCCGAGCAGCGCGAAGACTTGCTTCAGCTTGAACTTGCCGATGCAGTCCGCGTAAAACTAACTCCAAACAATACGCCGCCGACTATCGAGCAGTTCGGCAAGGTTGTTTCGCTCAACTACTCATTCACGCCAGATGTGCAGACAGTCGAGATTGGGCTGGCTTCAGCCGCAGCGTCGTTCTTCGTGCTTGACGATGCTGAGTTCGGTAGACTTGATTTCAACATCCTCGCCTGGTAAGGAAATCAATGTCCGGAAGAAAAGTCTTCACCGCTGGTAGCGTTCTAACCGCCGCAGATGTCAATGACTACCTAATGGATCAGGCCGTCATGGTGTTCGGCGGCAGCGCTGCACGCGGCTCTGCAATCGGCACGGCAACTGAAGGCATGACGACTTACCTGACCGACACCAACAAAGTCGAAGTCTTTGACGGCACGAACTGGCTGGCGCTCAACAACATCGAAACACAGACAATCGACACGAAGTCCGCAAGCTATACGGCAGTCGCTGCGGACAACGGCAAAATCATTCAATTCACTTCAGGGCCAGCGACATTTACCTTCTCGACTGCAATCCCCGTTGGCGGCCGCGTGGATGTCACAACGAACTCAACGGCAGTCATCACAATCGCAGCAGGCGCAGGGCTAACGCTTGAGAGTTACCTAAGCTACAACAAGCTCAAAGGGCAGCACGCCTGGGCTTCAGTTGTAAGAATCAACGCAGGCACGGCAGGCCTAGTTGGGAACATCGGTGCTTAGTTTTGGAATCATCGCTAGTTCGTTTCAAGAAGCTGCTGGCCTAACTTCATTCGCGACTGCCGGCACAGTTCCCGGCACGATAAACAGCTTGGCATTCGTCAACGGCACAGGCGTTGTTGACCAAGCTGGAACAGGCTCGCGCTACTCAACTGACGCATTCCTCAGCACAACGCTGGGCGGCGCTACTATCGATACGCCTAATCGCTCATGGGGGGCAAACGGCGTGGTTCTCAAGGCTGGCCGCAATGCATCTGGCACGGTCACAATCGCGCGCACAGCCGATGGCGGGCAGACATGGGCAACTGCGCTCAATGTCACTCGAACGGGCGACAGAATCGAAACTGTGGCTTATGCGAATGTTTCAGGCACGGCCCGATGGATTGCGCCGGTTTATGGCGATAACGATCTTTATCTGTCTACGAATAACGGCTCTAGCTTCTCCGAGCAATCGAATGTATTAGCAACTGAAAACTGGATTGCCTCGACTCGCATGGGATCAGCCTTCGGAGTCTTTGCTGCTGGCGATGCTGCTTATTACACAAGCGAAATCGGCACGACCTGGACATTGCGCACTCTGCCAGTTGCCCCAGATACGGATGACGGGCGAGCCTTTGCATCAAGCGCCGACACAACGATGTTCATCTCGGCAGGTTCTATCTGTTATGTGACTAGCGATTTAGTCAACTGGACACTTCAAGGCACTGTGCCAGTTGGAACGGTGACTTGGGATGCGCCAACCGGCTTGGCATATGGCAATGGCAACTGGGTTCTAACGCTGGCAGATGGCGGATCAAATCAGATTGGCGCATGGTATTCGACCAACAACGGCACGAGCTGGTCGACCGCAACAATGGCATCGAGCGGCAGCGCGGAAACAATGATTGATATCGCATTCAACGATACAGACAATAGCTTCTACATTATCGGTGAATTAAGCGGAATCAATAGAGTCTGGCGAGGTGCATCGTGAGATTAGACATCGACGGCGAAAACTGCATTCGCATCTATCGCGACGGCGAAGATTTTCCGTTCTTCGAGCAACCTAGCTGGCCTGACGGCACGGCTTGGCGATCGCGCGAAGAAGCCGAAACATGGGCTAACGAGTATCTGACAATGTTGCAAACTGGCGGGGACTTGCCGCCGCTTCATCCGGGAGAGTAGCCGTGCAAGACGAAGAACAGCAGCCGCATGTCAAGGTGACGATGAACACGCTGTATCGCATGCAGCTAGACAATCAAAAGCTGCTTGTCGAAACATTGGCCAAGCTAGAAGCGATGACCGATGTGCCAGAGCGACTCCGTGCCGTTGAGCTAAAGATTGCGCGTGCTGAGTGGATTGAGCGCGTGGCATATACCGCTCTGGCTTCAGGCGTGGCAGCATTAGTTGGCATGATGATTGGAGCAGGGCAATGAGCTGTTGGCGGCATCCGTTTAGCAAGAAGACAATCACTAGCCGTTGGGGAGCGACTGCAAACCGACCGAACCCGCATCGCGGGCTTGATTACGCACCAGGCAACCGCAAGATTATTCCGGCAGCATCGGCTGGCGAGATTGTCTTCATCGGCTGGTCAGACTGTCTTGGCAATGTTGTTGTGCAAAAGTGCAAAGACAAGAACGGCAAGACTGTATTCGTCGGATACTGCCATCTCTGGTCAAAGCCGTTGAGCTACAAAGTCGGCGCAATCCGCAATGTCGGGCAGAGCATCGGCAGAGTCGGCAACACGGGCAGCTGCTCGCGTGGCGCTCACCTGCATCTCACTATTGGGCCAACTGCCAAGCATGTCTTCTTCGGCAAGACATTCAATCCCGAAAAATTCATTGACGATCAACTCAAAACCTGCGCGAACTGCGCCTGCTCGAAAGGCTAAAACATGCTGCACTTTACACCTGAAATCCGCAAGCACATCTACTCAATCGCTATGGCTGTCGTGCCGCTGCTCGTCACGCTTGGCGTGATAACTGACGATGTCGCAGCGCATGTCTTGAACATCATCGCTGCCGTCTTGGCTGTTGGCGCTACTGCACTAGCTCGCGCGAATGTCGCGCCTAGCTTGCCAGAGGTCGCCGATAGCTCAGAAGACGATCTCGCTGACGAGTAGACAGTCCGCCGAATACGCCGTAAGGCTCGCGATTAGCCAAGCCAAAGGCTAGGCATTCAGTCTTCACCGGACACTTCTCGCAGAGCTTCTTCGCTGCTTCCGTGCTGCCGCCTTTTTCAGGGAAGAACAATTCGGGGTCAGTCTGCGCGCAGAGAGTCGTGCCGCCGTTCTCGTCGATGGCTAGGATTAGCGTCTTGTATGCCTCACGGGCTTGAGTTGAAATGAACATGCCTGAACATTAGGCACACTCAGCGCAGCGTGTCAAATCCGCTCTGACGGACTCGTCGCAGCCCAGATTCCGAACTGCTCGCCTGACTCGATTGCATACTCACGGCAGGTGTCTAAGACGGGGCAAGACTTGCACAGCTTCTTCGCGGCGCGGATCGCCTGCAATCTCAACTCAGCGTTCGGGATGTCTTCAGGAAAAAACAGCTCAGGCGCAGACTCGCATGGCACGCTGCCAGCATTCTTGATTGCTCTGAGCAGGCCAAAATAGCCTTCAGAGAAATGTCCGCCGTGCGCCATAGAGTAAGGCTATGCCAGAAAAGCCGAAAATCGCCGTTTATACGCCACAGAAAATCAACAACGCAGAACTTCTAGGGGTATTCCCTGCAAACTCGCCAGAATGGCACACAGCGCGCGAGAAGGGCATTGGCGGCAGCGAGATTGGCACGATAATGGGCTTAAATCAATGGGAGTCTGCATTCACGCTGTATCACAAGCGCAAAGGGCTAATCGAGAACCCGCCGCTGGACAACTGGAGCGTGCGATTCGGCAAGGCATTTGAGCAGCCGATTCTTGAGCTATTCGCCGAAGAGCATCCAGAGCTTGAGATTATGACGACCGGCACTTATTCGCGCGGCATCTATCACGCCAACCCAGATGCCATCGCGCGAGATCGCAAGAGCGGCGAGCTGTTCGTTGTCGAGGTCAAGACGGCTAGGGCTGGATGGGATGCTATTCCTGCGAGTTATTACGCGCAGCTGCAATGGTATCTGCAAGTTCTCGGAATCAAGCGCGGCGTGATCGTCGCCGTTGCCGGCTGGAACTACGAAGAACGCTGGGTCGACGCTGACGAGATGTTCCAGGCTGCTGCACAGGCAAGCGCTGACCGATTCTGGGAATATCTACAAACAGACAAGCGGCCAGATTGGGATGGCTCGGAATCGACTTATCAGACAGTTCGCGAGCTGCATCCGGACATCGAGGATGTCAGCGTTGAGATTGACGGCGCGCATCAAATTGCACAGCTGAACGATGAGTTCAACGCCGCGAAGGAAAAACTCACCAAAGCCAAATCACAGCTACTCAACGAAATGGGCAAGGCGAAACACGCACACATTCTCGTCAATGGCAAAGAAGTCCGAATAGCATCAAGACAAGCACGCGGCGATGGCGTGCCGTTCTTAGTGATTCGGAGTTAGCGTGAACATCTTTCTCGGCGACCGTATCCGCATGATCCGCGGCGAAACAGACATCGAAGGCCGCGTTGACGGCATCAAGCTGAAGCACGGCGAGATTGAGCGCGTGAGCATCGAGCATCTTGACAACTGGCTGTTCATGGCAGACGGCTGGAGATTCGTGCAAGAGATAGACGAGATAAGCGAGGAAGATGATGCCTAGATTCAACCTGGAAGATTACGAAACAGTAGAAGAACGCATCAAGCGCTTCTATGCAGCGCATCCTGACGGGCGGATCGTCACGCACAATCTCACGCAGGATTACGACCGCGCCGTGTCGACATGGGTCGTGCGGGCTGAAGTCTTCGAGAACTTCGAGCAGCAGGTTCAGGGCTGCGCCAAGGCATCCGGGCTGGCGTTCGAGATAGACGGCGGCATGGGTGCGAATCAGACTTCGGCGCTTGAGAACGCTGAGACATCCGCGATTGGTCGAGCGCTGGCCAACGCAGGATTCAGCGGCAACAAACGCGCAAGCCGTGAGGAAATGAAGAAGGTCGACCGTGCAACCCGCGACTGGAATGCAGATGCTTCTAAGCTAGAAGATGTGACAGCGCTGAGATTGCTTTGGGCAGAAGCTAAAGCAGCCGGCGCGGCTAAGTCAGTGTTAGACGGGATAGAGAAGCGTGCAAGAACATTCGCCGATACTTCGAGCGCAGATTCTCGAACTGTCTGAAGCGTATTTCAACGCACTGCTGCGAAATGATTTAGAGCATGCGCGATTCTGGCGCTTGAAACTGATTGAACGGAGTCTGATTGCTGCCGAGCGAGATACTAAAAGAGTTGCAAACGCTGACGGCGATGACGAAGGCGGGCAACCAGGCGCTCTATGAAGCCGAGCTGAAACTCGCCGAAGCCGAGCATGAACTTGACACGATTGAAGCGCGAGCATTTATCACAAGCGAAGGCACGATTGCAGACAGGCAAGCGCTATCCCGCCTAGAAGCCGCAGATGCCCGTTTGAGACGAGATATTGCGAAGGCTGAGGTGAATCGTATCCGCGTCAAAATCAAGGGCTTAGAGAGCGCGCTGATGGCGAATGCGACTATGGCGAAAATCATGGAAACCGAATCCCGACTATGACTCCCAAGCTGATGAAGCAGCTCAAGCTGCGCGATAAGTATTGCTGGCATTGCGGCGAGGATTTTGAGCTTGTCGCGCATCATCGCAAGAATCGCGGCATGGGTGGCAGGCCGTCACTAGATCGCATCGACAATCTGTTGCTCGTCTGTCAGGCATACAACTTTGCGATGGAAGCTGACGCAGCGCAAGCGGCATGGGCTGTCGATTACGGACACAAGCTGCGGCAATGGGAAGATTTTAGCCTGCCAGTATTCGACCAAGTGGCGCATAAGTGGTTCGTGCTGAATCCTTATGGCGGGAAAACGGAAACCGAAACGCCGCAGGATTTGCTGTTCTGAGTCTTGTCGTGCTATCTTGCCGGCATGAAAAGGAAATTAGAAGACTGGCAAAAGCTCGAACTTGAGCGCTACGACACAAGTTATCGCCGATTCAAGCCGCTGCCGCCACCATCGCCGAGGCATGTCTGTCAGCCGAAGATTGTCGAGAAGATAGTCACCGAATTCGTCATGCCGGAAACAATGAAGCAGATGTTTTTTCTAGCGGGCAGATTCTCAGCAGGTGACCGCAGCCGAAAAGCGTGCGAAGCGTATCGCGAACTGGAGCGCATGGGATGGCTCTAAAAGTCGGATCGCTGTTCAGCGGATACGGCGGGCTGGATTTAGCCATCGAGCAAGTGTTCGGCGCAGAGCCAGCTT